TAGGGGAGCAGGGCAACTTGCTCTCCTACACTTTATAGGAATTATTATGGCAGAAACTTACCTAACACTAACAAATAAAGTAATAGCAAGGTTGAATGAGGTTGCATTAACTTCAGCAACCTTTTCTAGTGCTAGGGGTATACAAGTTCAATGCCAAAACGCAGTTAATGAATCAATAAGATATATAAACCAAAAAGAGTTTCAATATCCTTTTAATCATGCTGTAGATACAAAGACATTAACAGCAGGAGTTGTAAGATATTCAGTTGCTGCAACAACAAAGACTGTAGACTATAATACATTTAGAATAATAAAAGATTCTGACTTAAATGTATCAGGTGGTAATTTAAAAATATTAAACTATAATGATTATATTAATAGTTTTATTACGCAAGAAGATGAAATAAATAGTACAACAACAAGCACAACACATACAGATAGTGTTACAACTATAACTGTTGCAAGCACGTCAGGCTTTGATAGCACAGGAACTTTATTCATAGGCAATGAACAAATTACATATACAGCTATAGGTTCTAGCACTACCTTTACAGGATGTACTAGAGGTGCAAACAGTACAACGGCAGCTTCAATAGCTAGTGGTGTTACTGTAACACAGTTTGATGGTGGTGGTGTACCTGAATTTGTAGTAAGAACTCCTGATAACAACTATCTTTTATATCCATTCCCAACAAAATCTCTTACTTTAAAATACGATTACTTTTCTTTTCCAACAGATATGTCTGCTCATGGAGATACTACAACTATACCTGATAGATTTGCAGCAGTTATAGTAGATGGTGCTACAGCATTTGTATATCAGTATAGAGGTGAAACACAACAGTATCAATTAAACTTTGGTAGATTTGAACAAGGCATTAAAAATATGCAGACATTATTAGTTAATAGGTTTGACTATGTTAGGTCTACTTATATACCTCAATCTAATTCAGGAAGTCGTAGTACTACATTAAATTTAAGGGTAAGTTAATATGGCAGACTTGTCTCAGACAGCTGCTTTACCCTTTAACTGTGAAGGTGGTTTAGTATTAAACAAATCTACCTTTATGATGCAACCCGGAGAAGCATTAGAGCTAGAAAACTTTGAGCCTGACATTGAAGGTGGTTACAGAAGAATAAGTGGATTCTCTAAATATGTAACAGCAGTTGTGCCACAAACTTCATCTGCTTCAGAAAAAGTACTTATGGTGGCTACTTTTGGTAGCAAAGTACTAGCAGCTAGAGGTACTAGTATATTTAGTGCTGACCCCGGAGGTTCATCTTGGACTAGCATAGATAGTGGTAGAACAGGTGCATTAAAGTATAGGTTTGAAAGATTTAACTTTGATGGTACAGATAAAATTGTTGTTGTAGATGGTGTAAATGCACCTACCGTATTTAACTCTAGTTTATCTGCAACAGACGTAAGTGCAAGTTCAGTAGCAGGTTCTAAGTTTGTAGTGTCATTTAAGAACCATATGTTCTATGCAGGTAAGTCAACAACTAAACAAGAAGTAGTATTTAGTGAACCTTTTGATGAAGATGGTTTTAATAGTGGGCAAGGTGCAGGTAGTTTTAAAGTTGATGATGAAGTAACAGGACTTAAAGTTTTCCGTGATGACTTATTTATATTTTGTGAAACTAGAATATTTAAGTTATCAGGAAGTTCAAGTTCAAACTTTGCAGTCACAGATGTAACAAGAGATATAGGATGTATTAACGGTGACACTATTCAAGAATTTGCAGGTGACTTAATATTCTTAGGTCCAGATGGCTTAAGAACTATTGCTGGTACAGCAAGAATTGGTGACGTGGAATTAGGTACTATAAGTTCTAGTGTGCAGTCTATCTTTAATGATAACATAGCTAGTGCATCAGAGTTTGACAGTATAGTTATACCTGACAAGACACAATATAGAATATTCTTTACTAAGAGTTCAGTAGCTGAAAATCAAACTAAAGGTATTATATGTGTTATGAGAGGTCAGAAGTTTGAGTTTGCAGAAATAAGAGGTATAAAACCTGCTTCTACTGACCACTTTGTATCAGAGGGAGATGTAATAGTTTTACATGGTGCATATTCAGGTGGCTATGTGTATAGACAAGAACAAGGTAATACATTTGATAACACTGTAATATTTGGTAAATATAGAAGTCCTGATTTAACTTTTAATGACCCCGGAATAAGAAAACATATGCAAAGGGTTGTTGTTAATTATAAACCTGAAGCAGCCATAGATGCTGACTTATTTGTAAGATACGATTATGAAGCAGCTTCATCAGCAAGACCTGCCGCATATCCATTAGATTCTACAGATGTTGTTGCTATATATGGCACATCATCTTATGGAACACCTACATATGGTGGTGCATCACAGCCACTAGTTAGACAGGCAGTAGAGGGTTCAGGATTTGCTGTGGCATTACGAGTAAATGATGGTGGTTCAACTGCACCATATTCACTTAAAGGTTTTCAGTTAGAATATCAGTTAGGAGCTAGACGTTAAATGGGTGATACATATACAAGACAGTCCTCGTATACAGATGGAGATGTAATAACTGCTTCTCATACCAATGATGAGTTTAATCAGTTATTAGCAGCTTTTGCATCTAGTTCAGGACATACACACGATGGTACTGCCGCAGAAGGTGGACCTATTACTAAACTATTAGGTAATTCACTTACCTTTGGTGCAGGTACAGCAGGTACAGATATAACTGTAACATTTGATGGTGAGACATCAGATGGTGTACTAAAATGGATGGAAGACGAGGATTATTTTGAGTTTAGTGATGACATACTTATTGCTTCTACAGAGAAGCTACAATTTAGAGACACAGCAATATACATCAATTCAAGTGCCGATGGACAACTTGACATTGTTGCAGACACAGAAGTACAGATAGCCGCTACAACTGTAGACATAAATGGTGCAGTAGATATATCAGGCAACTTAACTGTAGGTGGCAGTGTTATCATAGGTGGTAATACTTTATCTTCTACAGAGTTATTATTCTTAGATGGTATAACAGCAGGTACAGTAACAGCAAGTAAGGCACTAGTAGTTGATAGCAATAAAGATATTGCAAGTCTACGTAACATTACAATAACAGGTGAGCTTGATGCAGCCACACTTGACATATCAGGTGATGCAGATATTGATGGAACATTAGAGACAGATGCTTTATCAATAGACGGTACAACTATAACTGCTACAGCAGCAGAACTTAACTACAATGACACAGGTGCATCTGTAGGTACAGTCGTTGCAAGTAAAACAGTCACAGTAGATGCAAACAAAGATGTAGCATCATTTAGAAATATAACTCTTACAGGTGAATTAGATGCAGGGTCACTAGACGTTAGTGGTGATGCAGATATTGATGGAACACTAGAAGCAGATGCAATCACAGTAGGTGGTACTGCATTAAACACAGTAATTGCAGGAGTAACAGTTACTAATGCTACTACGGCAGCAGTTGCAACCACTGTTACAATTTCAGACAATGAAAGCACTAATGAAGAAAATGCAGTTATATTTACTTCAGGTGGTGACGTTGATGGTGGTAATATAGGTTTAGAATCTGATGGTGATTTAACTTATAATCCTAGTACAGGTACAGTAACTGCTACTATATTCAAAGGTAACATAGATGCTGTAGATGGTGACTTTGATGGAACACTAGAAGCAGATGCTATTACAGTTGCAGGAGTTGCTTTATCTGAAGTTATATCTGATACAACAGGAGCTATGTTCTCAAGTAATACTGAATCAGGTGTTACTGTTACATATCAAGATGCTGACAACACAATAGATGTTGCAATCAATGCAGCACAGACAGGTATTACATCTTTACTTGCAACAGATATAAAGATTGGTGAAGACGATGAAACAAAGATAGACTTTGAAACAGCTAATGAGATACACTTTTATGCCGCTAATGCTGAACAAGTATATGTAGCTGACGGTATCTTTGGTCCTCAAACAGATAGCGATGTAGACTTAGGTAGTGATTCTGTACGTTGGAAAGATGCTTATATAGATACTATTACTACAACAGGTGCATTGACTGTAGGTGGTGATTTAACAGTCAATGGTACTACCACTACTGTGAACAGTACAACTACCACTGTAGATGACCCTGTGTTTACTCTAGGTGGTGATTCTGCTCCGGGTTCAGATGATAATAAAGACAGAGGTATAGAGTTTAGATATCACACAGGTTCTGCAGCTAAAGTAGGTTTTTTTGGATTTGATGACAGTGCAGGTAAATTTACATTTATACCTGATGCATCTAACTCTTCTGAAGTATTTAGTGGTACAGCAGGTACAATAGTTGCTAACCTTGAAGGTAACGTAACAGGTAATGTTACAGGTAACACAAGTGGTACTGCTGCTACAGTTACAGGTGCGGCTCAATCTAATATAACATCATTAGGTACGTTGACTACATTAACTGTTGACAATGTAATTGTTAACGGAACTACTATAGGTCATACAGATGATACAGATTTAATTACATTAGCAGATGGCATAGCTACTGTAGCAGGTGAAGTATCTATGACTACACTTGATATAGGTGGCACTAACGTAACATCTACTGCAACAGAGTTAAATATTATAGATGGGGATACATCTGCTTCAGCTACAACATTAGCAGATGCAGACAGATTTGTAACCAATGATGCAGGTACAATGAAACAAGTAGCATTAACAGATGTAAAGACTTATTTAACTAGTGCAGGGTTTACTACAGATGACCCTACAGCACTTGCGATTGCCCTTGGGTAATGCATATTTTACTTGACAAATAAAGCAAAACCGAGTATAATTATATAAAAGGAAAAAGAAATGGCAAATACATTTAGAGTAGTCACATTCGCTGCCGAGCCAAATGCTGCAGGAAGTCCGTATACAATATACACAACTCCGGGTAGTACAACTACAGTGGTGATTGGACTAATACTTACAAACATACATACATCTCAAGTAACCACAGAAGTAGAACTTGTATCTGATACATCAGGTGGTGGTAGGGGAGCAACCAACGGAACAGCTTTCCTAGTGAAGGATGCACCAATACCTGTAGGGTCTTCACTAGAATTACTAACAGGTGGTAAGGTTATACTTGAAGCAACAGACGTATTAAGAGTGGACTGCTCTGTAGCAGACAAACTAAGTGGCACACTAAGTATCATGGAGATAACATAATATGGCATACATTGGCAACAACGTACCTGCTAACTTTCAAGCTCCACCTGCTGTCGTAAGATTTAATGGTGATGGTTCTGATACAACCTTTGCACTTGGAAGAACAATAGGTTCAGTACAAGAGATACTTGTAAGTGTTGATGGTGTTGTCCAAGATAGTGCAGCTTACACTGTACCTGATGGCTCAACATTGACATTCTCGGCTGCACCCTCAAGTGGTACAGGCAATATCTTTGTATACTTTCTTGAGTTGGCTGCAGGAACAATTACACCTACAGCAGAGTTCAAGGGTAACTTCAAGAATGGTGGTATGTTCAGAACTAATGCACAAGCCTTAGATACAAACATAACAATACTTGCCACAGAAAATGCACAGGTAACAGGAACACTTACAGTAAATGATTCAGTTACATTGACCATTAATGATGGTGGAAGGTTGGTGGTATCGTGAGTACAATTAAAGTAGATACAGTCCAAAGTAGTGGTGGTGGTGCAGTTACATTAACTAATCAAGAAGCACCAAAACATAGAGTAAACCTTAATGGCACAGGCACGATTGCTACTAGAGATAGTTTCAATTTAAGTAGTGCAGTAGATAATGGTACTGCCAATTACACATTCAATTTAACTAACGCACATGATAATGCTAACTATGCTTTGACTTGTTCTGGTTCTGAGCCGGGAGCAAATAAAGCTCATTGTGCTGTACCATTCAATGTAAATGACAGTGAATATGCTCCAACGACTAGTTCGTATCGTATAGGTATGTTAGAACCGGGAACAGCTTGGACTGATGCAAAGTACGTTATGGGCATAACACATGGAGACCTTGCATGAGTACAGTAATATTAGACACAATCACAGGTAAGTCCACTGCAACAACCATAACTATTGGCTCAACACCTGTAGTTAGTGCAAGTGCAAACTCTATGACTATTAGAGGTGAGGGTAGCAATCAGACAAGTATACAGCAAGGGTTAGCAAAGGCTTGGTCGCATCTTAATCTTAATTCAGGAACACCAGTAGTAAGAGATTCATTTAATGTTGCAAGTACAACAGACGTTGGAACTGGTAATACAACAAACACTTTTACTAATGCAATGAGTAATGATGACTTTTCAGTTCCTTCAAGTTGTGATGCTTTTAATTTTTCTTCAGTAGAAAGCTATGCAACCACTGGTTATGGTCATAGAACAGCAAACAGTAGTGCATCATCAGTAGATAGAAACAATACTGTAAGTGCAGCATTTGGAGACCTAGCATAATGGCAAACGGAACAATAGCATTTGATACATTACAGACAAGTGGGCAGATAACA